TGCCTTCCTGATCGTCGCGCCAGCCGGCGAACAGCGAGAGCTTGACCGCTTCAAGCGCGCCGAGGATTTCGGCCCGCGTGAGCGTGGACTCGTTGCAGATCCCCTGGAGAGTGTTCATCAGGTCCTGAGCGTCCAGATCTTCGAGCGGATCATCAGGCATCGCGTCCGGGATCACCCCTTCGGCTCGCATGTGATCTTCACCCGCGTCTGGTTCGCCGCCTTGGCGAAGGACGAGAGCACACGCCAGACCTGCACGAGCGTCCAGGACACGACCACGATGCCGATGGCCAAGAGCTGCCCGATCGCGCTGTCGAGGATGAGGTCGAAGTTCGTCATGCTCACCCCTTCAGGCGCGAGCCGAGCGGGATCGGGTTCTCCGGGTCGTGCCCGAGCGCATCGAGACGATCCGCGATCGGCTGGAGCTGGCGCGCGATCTCCTGCTGGTCGGTGATCGTGCCCGACTGGATCTGCGCGATGAGCCGGTCAATGCGATCCGAGATCGCGGTCGTCTCGGCGTCGAAGCGTTGGATGATGGCGGTCACTTCGGGAATCACGGCCATGGGGTTCTCCTAGGTAGGGGGGTCCTTCGAGAGGCGATCGAGCCTATCCGCGATCGGCCGTAGCCGCGCGGCGATTTCCTTCTGATCCTCGGCGCTCTTCGACTGCTGCGCCAGGAGGCGCGCAAGCTCGACGAGCACGATCGAGATGGAGGTGAGCAGGCCCGTAACCTCGGGGTCGAGCCGCAAGTCGATGCGCTCACGGGAGTCGCTCATGCGGCCCCGTTCACATTGGAGCGCTGCGTGGCGGCCAGCAAGGCCCCGAGCAGGTTCCCGTTCATGGGCTGCGCCGGCCGGCCACCCTGGAGCCGTGACACGTCCTGCGCGAGGCGCGGCTGCGGCTTCCCGCCACCCTGCTGGGCCTGGATCTGGTTCCCCTGCATCGTGAGCTGCTGGAACTGTTCGAGCGCCTGTGGATCAAAAAAGTCCGAGAGGTTCGGCATGTTCAGCATCTCGCCGAGCGTCTCGATCAGATCGTCCCACATCACGAACGGGAACTGCGCCATCATCGGCAGCAGCACCGCGATCGTGTTCATCATCTGGAGCACGCGCTGCTGCTCCAGCGCCTCGCTCGTCTGCCCCATCGAGTAGGGCTCGATCTCGATCCCGAGCGAGAAGAACCAGTCGGCCTCCTCCTTCGAGGAGATGCCGCCGTTGTAGACAACATCCTCGGCAGGGCGGCCCTGCGGGTCCTTGAGCGAGCGCCGCGCCTCCGGGCCGAGCCGCGTCTTCGACTCGCCGAAGGCGAGATAGACGCTCACGTTGTCCAGGATCTCACGGATCCCGGCGATGAACTTCGAAGCGATGAACCCGACGCGGTTCTGGCTGCCCTGGTCGGCGAGTTGATCCGCGGTTGCGGTGACGTTCGGGTCGGTCTGGCCGCGCTGCACGTCCGTGATCCCACCGCGGCGCGTCACGCGATCCCGCAGCATCTGGTTGTGGATCCGGTGCTCGGGCGTCGACCCGCCGAACTGGATGGGCATCACCTTCTTCTGCACGTCGTCGAGGCCGTCGATGCCGACCACGAACTGGTCCTCGAACATCTGCACCTTGTCCATGAACTCGGGATCCGAGCCATCGACGAAGACGCCGTTCTTGAACTTCGACATGGCGTAGGATTCGGCGCGGACGTGCAGGTTGAGTTCCTGCACCTCCGCATCGATGGCAATGATCTGCGCCAGGCCAACCGCCTCGTCGGGGACGTAGTAGCCGTCGCACACGACGTACGGACCTCGCGGGTGGCCCCAGTACGGGAAGGGCTGGCGGAGCCATCGACTGCGCTTCCCGCCGACGACGCCGAGCGTGAGCCAGGCGCCACGCCGGAGCTGGCGATCCCAGGCCTTGCTCCCGTGGAAGGTTCGATCGGCGCGCGTCGGCTTGTAGTCGCGCATCCAGATCGAATAGAGCACGACCTCATTGCGCTTCGGAGCGCTGCCGCGCCCGCGCTCGCCGCCGCGCACTTCCTCGACGCGGTACTCCTCGGTGAGCGCCTGGATCTCCTCGAGGTCCCAGCCCTCGTCCGGGTTCGCGCGTGCGCGCTCGAGTAGCTCGTGCTTCTGGTGGATCGACTTGTGCCCGCGCCAGAGCTCCTCTTCCTTGTCGATCGCCGCCGTGTCGTAGACGTAGGACTTGCGCGGCGAGATGCGTTTTGCACTCGGCCACCCCTTCATGTCGTCCTTGTCCGAGTCGGTCTCGTCGAGGCTCGGCAGGGTCAGGCACACGAAGCGGTGGAAGCCGAAGTCGACCGCGAGCTTCTCGTTCAGCGCGCGCATGTTCGTCTCGCGGATCCAGCGGTTCTCGGCGAGTTCGTGCGCCTTGACGATCGTGCGCTCGTCGCCGCTGCGGCTCGTGGTCATCCGCACGCGCGGGTTGCCGAGCACGAGGTGCGAGCTGTAGAGCGCGACCCACTCCTGCGCGAAGTTCTCGCGGTCGAAGGTCTCCTCGTCATCCTCACCGGCCCGCCCGTGCTTGACGCCACCGGGGCGCCATGCCGGCCCCTTGTAGCGCTCCATCCGCGAGTCCCAGTCGGCGAAGAAGCCCTCGATCCACTCCTCGGCGGACTGGATCTCCTGAAGCATCGTCTCGGGTCTGCGCGCGGCCTTGAGCATCAGGGCTCCACCGGCCACTGAACGTGGCGGTTCGACTCCGCAAGCGCACGCATGTTCGCCTTGGCCGTTTCCTCGTAGATCCGGGAATCGTTCGCGGCGGCGTCCGGGTCTGCCCGCTTCGCGGCCCTGGCGCGCTCACGCGCCGCCTTGTTCTTGGCGGAGACGTGCGCACGCATCTCCCGCAGAAGATCCGGGGCGTTCTCGATCGCGCGCATGGCCCGATCGAACGAGACATCGCCGTCGAACTTGCCGGCGCGCACCAGCCTCATGGTGGAGGTCAGGCGCTCCAGAGCTTCCGTGAACCGAGCCTCGATGCCCGAGCTCATGCGGCTAGTTCCTCTCCGCCCGGGCCTGTTCGATCTCTTCTCCAGCTCGTTCGAGCCAGCTCTCAGGAGCAATGGGCTTGCCGAAGACCCTGGAGAACCACCGGCAGTTGTCTCGCGCCTCGATCACGAGTTCCTCTGCCGATGGTCCACTGGATGTCGTGCCCTCGGCAAACTCCAGGAACTTCTCCAGCGGGATTCCAGCCACGCCTACTCGGGCTCGGAGAAGCCGTTCCGGTCCATCGGCGTGGTCGGCATCTTGAACGGCCAGCCGATCGTGCCCTTGGGCGAACCGGGGCCGGCCTTGCCGTACTCGCCCGCCGTCTTCCCGCTCGTGTCGGCCGGAGGGCTGCGCATCGTGCCCTGCTTCGAGTTGCTCCGGATGCCGCCGCCGTCCGTCGAGTAGTCCTTGCCTTCGTCTTCGCCACGCATCTCGATGTTCTGCCTTCGGTAGTCGCCGTGGGCGGCTACTCGCTTGGTGCCTTCGGGGTCGCGTTCCTGAGGGGTTCGGGCAAGCTTGTCTCCCATGGTGCCCGCGATCCTACCGAAGCCGCTGGCTGGGTAGGTAGGGCCTCTGGATCTCAACCCCGTGGGCCGAGGCGTCCCGCCACAGCTTTCCCAAGGCGCTCCGCTTCCAACGGTCGTCGCCCTTCCAACCCTCGCAGCCGAAGATTCGCACCGTTTTCGCGTGGCACGTCGTGCAGGCGAGCTCGAGCGCCCGGAAGAAGGCATCTGCGGGGCGTGGGATGCCCTGGTCGCCCATGATCGACCCATCCGGGAGCGCGTGGAACTGGACCCCAGCAGCCAGCCAGACGCGCTCGTCGCCGGGCAGGCCCCATACCACCAGGCTCGCCGGGAACGCGGCAACGCGACGCACGGGCTGGTCGGCGTACGCCCAGATGTCCGCCCGGTTCTTCTTGCACCAGCGGATCGCGCCCTCGACCACGACCGTGATCGCATCAGGGAGCAGGTCCCGGCTGCGCGTGGCGATGCCCTCAGGCGTGCCCACGATCAGGTTCCAGCGGTCGGCCCCTACGGTCACAGGGCCTCCG